AGGATCTGCCATGGCTTCTGCTGCCGTTTGAAATTTGATTCCTGTTTCATCCATCGGAAATGCAGGTTGCTTGTCAAGATAATCTTGTTGCACTTTTCCTGCCGCTGCTCCTATTGCCATAGGAATTGTGTATTTTCCATACTGATCTTCACCCGTTCCAAAGACCTTTCCAGCAGCTCCAGTAATACCTCCCAGCCAAGTAGATGGGTCAGTAATTTTAAATCCAGGTGACTGTGTAGCTTGATATACTTTTTCAGCAGTATCAAGACCCATACTTCTCATCATTTCTGCTACATCATCTTCTTGATCTCCACCTTGAGCAAGAACTTGCGCTGCTTTTTCTGCAGATGTAATTTTGTTAGCAGGTGTAAAAATATTTCTTAAATAGTCTAATGCATTATTTTCTGGAGTTGTTCCTGTTATTGCTCCAATACCTTTTTGTATAAGTGTATCATCTCCACCCATCATAACTGGTAAATAATTTGCTGCTGTAGCTGCTGCTATTGCGCCTGCTGGATTTTTAAGTTCGTTAGGAATAATATCGTCTACAATTTTGTCATATGCGCTTTTAATTGGGTCTGTTATGAAATCAAACATTCCATACTTTGAAATACCGGGTTCAACTAAACCTCCTGGTTTTCCGATTTGAGTTATGCCACCGCCTGCAGCCATTATTCTTTTTCTATTTTGTGTGTAGGTACCTGGCGCTGATGCCATGATTCCTGAATTTTGTTTTGATGCTTTTGCTTGTTCATTCATTAATTCATACAAACTCTCTAATTGTGGAGGTGTTAATTGATGTAAAGGTTTACCAAACACTTTCATAGAAAAATCATTCATCTCAGCCGTAGGGTCTGGTTGAGAAGCCATTCGTTGATTTCCAGTTATTGTTATATCTGGAGCGCCTGTGTCTAATGAATCTGAATCTTTATTATACATAGTTTGATTGTTGGTTATTTTATTAAGGCAGGGTTTTNACCTGAGTTTATATTATTACTTAATTTATATTAATAAATCAAGCTTATGTTGTTACTTCTCTAGGCTTTATTTCAAGGGCTGATAGCACCACATGAAGCCTATTAGCAGTCGCTGCTGTGACCTTTATAATTTCGCTCTCCTCAGCGACTAAAGGACCAGTTAACAGCTCTGATGTTGCGTTTGCTGATATAGCTTTAGTCTTAAATAGACTAAAAACAGCTGAATCAGTGTCAGTTATGGTTACGGTAATGGTATCAGCATTACCAGAATCTTCAGATACCAGTATAGATTTAATGACAGCAGTTGTTGCTGTGGGCACCGTATAGATTGTTGTAGCACTCGTGCTTGTTAAATCAACTTTTTTATTTACAAATGCGTTTGACATTAGGCTAAAAATAAAGCAATAGCTTCTGCTTCCTCTTTGATATCTTGTTGAAACGTTGTGTTAAGTTTTTGTACCACAGAGTCTACATCTCTTACAAATGATTGTTGAACTTGTTGATCATATTGTGGTAACGGTTGTGTTAAAGATTGTACAATTCTAGCCATTAGATATCTCTAACCCTTCCACCGAAAGCTTTGTCTACTCTTCCGCCATCTGCCATCATGACTGGATCTACTAATAGACTATCAATTTTTGTTATAAACTGTGTTAAAGCATTTACTTGTTCATCATCTAATGCTATTCGTTTTCCGTTTCGTATCTACATAATAACCTTCCGCTAACGCTGCTTTCATTTTATTTTGTTGAACGATATATTGTTCTTTTTGTTCATCAGATAAAAATTGTTGCGTGCCTTCTGATACAGTGCTTTGTAAACTTTCAGGAAGAATTCTATTCACACCATCTCCTCTATCGTCAGTAGTAGTTCGTTTCTTTTTATTTGTTAGATTTGCAACTTTTATTTTTTCATCTTTTAATAATTGTTTTTGCATGTCTGAATTTAAAAATTTGCTTCGTAAAGATAGCAGCTTATCATCTTTTGTAAGTCCAAACTTTTTAGCCGCGGATGATATGGTTTTAGCTGTGTTATACATTTTATAAGTCGCTGCTGCTCTAGCAGGAAGAAGCATAGGAAGAAATACACTTGCCGCGAGTGTTCCTAATCCTTTTAAAAAACCTGTTCCACTACCTCTATCTAATAATGCATTTTGAGATGTTCTAGGATCAAATAATGTTTGTCCTACTGTAGTTGGAATAAGTCGTTTAGTGAATGGATTACCTCTGTCATAAGTTACTGTCTTAGGTTCCAAAGTCGTAGGTGCTTTAGCTTTTGCATCTTGAAATAAAAAATCTTTATCAAGTTCCTTTTTAAGATCTTCTGCAATTTTTTCTTTTTTTAATGCTTCTTGAAAGCCTATATCAATTACTGATTGTTTAACATCATCTTCTGACTTCTTTGGTTCAACCGTTAATGTAGGCGCTACGTATTGGTTTGCAAGTGCTATAGACCTTCTATCTGGTTCATCCTTAGGTGCTGCTGCTTTAGGCGCTGCAGCTTTTTGATGTTGTTGTCCTCCTCTATCGTGACTTGCTCCAGTATTCCCACTGCCAGTGCTAGTTTTACCACCGCTGGTGCTACTACTTTTACCTCCGTGTTGTGCTGATCTTCCTTGTGGTGGATAAGCTGGTACTCCTTCAGGTGTCATTACTTTTTGACCGCCAGATTTTTGTAATAGTTTTGCTTCTTTAGGTGTGATGTAAGCGAGTTTATGTAACTGGCCTTTTATCTTTTTTGTTTCAGGTACATCGTAATGCTGTCTAATACTTTTATCGATCATTATCTTCTTCCGTCCGGTTGTATATCTAATCTAAAGGTACCTATTTTCCAATGTTGTGCTAAACCTGTATTAGATATTTTTAAAGCTATAGCACGTGCACGTGCTCTTGTATCTATTTTTGTTGTTGATGATGTAATATCAAAAGGACCTAATGAAGAACTTGCTTCTGAATCTGTTGGATAATTTTTTAAATTAAGTGTTACTCTTGTTGTTCCTGTTTGTGTTAAAAAATCTGGTAATACTCTTCTTATTTTCATCATCAGTTCACCATCACCAGCAAGACCTTGTTGACCTAAATCAAAATCTCCTGATTGTATATTAGCTGTAATCGCTGTTGATGTTCCAGCTTTAATTTGATTGTTACCTGTTTCATGTTCATAGTATGTTGTACAACCATCGGTATTACCCACAGTCGAATCACTTGTTGAACTTGAATCATACTCCGTTGCATGAGGCTTGCCAAAAATATGTGAATCAGACCATGCTGATCTTGCTAATGAGCTTGTTGTCCATACTGGTCTTTCAGGTGATGAATCCATATAGTTATAAGTCACGGATCGATTATTCGATGCCGCACCACTTCCAGGATAGAACCATGTCACTTCACCAAACAAGTTATTTAAGCCTGCAAAAATATGATTTTTTAGGAACGGTGTTAATATCATCATAAACATGATCTTCAACTAAACACGGTAAGGATTCTAGTCGACCGGTATATCTAAAGAAACCATTTTCTGACATCCAGTAAGCTGAACCATCTACTTCTACCGCTGCATTTTTACCAATCAATCCACAGTTGGTACCTACTTGTTGAAAAGAAAACACAAAAGGGGCACCGACAAATCTCATAATAAATAAAGAGGTATCCGTCCAAATGTAAATTGCATCACGACCTCTTATAGCTCCGACAATTCTTGTACCATCTGCCAGTCGCTGTGTACCTGCGGTATTGGTTGCGGTAGGTGTCCATGAGGTTAAAGATTCTTGGTCTGACCATCTTATATACATATCGTCTTGTGTCGTTGTTGTACCAATCGTTGTTTCTGTACCAAAGGCAACTAAGTGCCGATCCGGTGTAGATACTAACGTTTGTGTTGTTGCTGTTGGGCAACCTGATATAACCGTTGCTCGTGTTGATGTGGCTCCTGTTGCGTTAGCATTCCATTCAAAAGATGAGCCATCGACAATCGTTGCAATAAGTTTATTTCCAAAATTATCAAGCGTCCAGAGACCAGGAGCGGTTACAATGTCTCCTGTTTGTGATGCACCCCATTTTGTATAATCTGATGCGTCAGTTACTGTTGCATCATCAGAGTGTGATGCAGCAGTTGTATTATCTGCACCTCGTGTTAATCCTGATAGTGTATTCGTTCCAGTTGTGTTTGTGGTATAAGCAATACGTTCGTTGTCAATTAATACCGTTCCTGATGCAGGAAAAGAAGCTGAATCATCAAGAACAATACTTGATGAACCACTTGTTAAAGCCCCATTCAATGCATCAACAAGTTCTCCAGCAACCGTACCACCCCATAAACCTAAACCCCAACCAGCGGCTGAAGCTTCTGTAGCTGGACCAATAGAATAAAAATGTCTGACTCTTACTCCTCCGGATGTACTGGCTCCCGATCCACTTTCGGCCGATCCCATTTCGATTGTAAGGGTTGTGCTGGATGGGATGGAGGTAACCATGAAATTCGTATCGTCAAAATCATCAGAATCAAAATTAGAATTGGTAGCAGCGCTAAAATTATCGCAACGTATAATATCAAACTTAGAAATACCATGAGCGCTCGCAAACGTGATCGTAACTGTTGCATCGCTTTGTGTTGTTGTAAAAGCATTAGTTAAAGTTGTTGTACTTTTAAGAGGAGTTATATCATAAAAAGCTCCTCCTGAATAGACGTATAAAAATCGGTTTGTTCCTAGTGCGGCGTACTTAATACCATCGGAACTGACAAAGTGGTGTAATGCTGTGTTTCTACCTGTAAGTGTGTTGTCTCCTAGTTGAGCCCAACCTCCTATTTTTTCAGGTGTAGCATATCTAAAACGAACAAAGTCACCACTTACCCATTGGCCTTCACCACCAGTTGCGGTTACTTGTTTATTAAATCCAGGTTGAAAATTTACTTTTTGTAACATAATTATCGACCGCAGCCAGCCACTCCTTTTGAATTAACGAAAGGGGCCTCAGCTACAGCATAATATACAAATGCCCCAGAATCATTATGACTTCCTCTTGCCTCGCGTGCCTTAAAACCATTACTAAAAAAATCGATTTCTCTTGAATTTTCTTCAACAATAGTTTGATTAGCCGATAAACTTTCACTCATTTGATTTCCTGCTGCTGCTTTGTTATTCCACATATACCAATTACTTGTATCAATAGCACGAACTAAAAGATAAGCGGGGCGAAAGCCCGTCCAAACATAGACTCCATTTGCATTATTATTGCCGGTATAAGATCCTATTTTTTGATACCCCTGTACGTCTGCGAAAATATAAGCTATATAAGATTTAGTATCTTTATTTACTCCATTTGCTGTACCAACTGTGAAGACACTCGACGTGGGGTCGGTATCGTTCCAATAAGTAGCGTCATCTGATAAAGGATCATTTGTATCAAAAGCTAATACATCTGTTGCTGGATCTGAAGCCACACCGTGATGATAAACTGCAAAACTTTTATTTCCATCATCTAAACATTTTACTATCATCATTTTTGGAACAACACCCAAATTATGACTTATAGTTCTTGCAGAACCATTACCTGTATAGGAAATAATATCTAAGCCTCCAGCGGTTGATTCTTTCCAACAAAACCCGGCATAGGTCTTAGTATTACCATTATGTGAACCATCTGTGCCTACTTGAAAACCATCAGATTGAAATGCTTGCATACCATCAGCACCAGTGGCTTCTTCTCCAGCAGTAGCTGTATTTAAATATTTAGTAGCACCACGAACACTGTCATAAAATCTATGACTGTCATCATCACTTCTGCCTTTTACCCAAACGATATTTGGCTGCAGATCCGTAGTGCCTGGTAAAGTAATATTTCTATCATCATTTCCATCCCCAGTCCAGAGGACGCATTGAAAGTTCGCTTCAGAATCATCTATGTTAGTATAAGCCATTACCCGTACTCCGCCAGATTCTTAGTACAGATTGCAAAATATCCTTCGGGGGGAGCATATTCAAAAGTCGTTCCACCGTCATTTGCATCTGAGTTAGCTGATGAAACTGCCCACGTTGTTCCACCGCCAAAATTATAATTTGAATTATCACTATCTCCACTAAAGCCACCCGTCATCGGTGTGTAAT